TGAGGTAACTGATTTACAACGACCTTAGGTGGCAGAATGTAACCTTCATCAACTAACTTAGGTGCAGGAACATTGCAAATAATGTTGCCATAGGTCTTATGATTGTTCATTCCTGGTTTCGATACAGTAACAGAGTGTTTCGGAGTCGCAGTAAAGAAGTAGCAACGTTCAGCAGCAGAACTGAAGTGCTCTGTGGCAGGATGAAAATTTCTTTTGACACTGTTGTGAGCCTCATCAAAGTAAATCGTATCAACATTGATACCAGACTCTTCGATACGACGTAGTGAATTGTATGTTGTAAAAATGAGTCGATTACCATCAACATTGTCAGACCATGCTTTTACAGTCTTTGCTTTGGTAGTGCTAAAGTGATCTGTTTCTCCACTGTGAACGTGCATCACATGTGCATCAACGTGCTCTAAGAACTCAGAACACAACTGTTCTGCCAAAAGAATACGTGGTGCTACTACCACATGAACTTGATTGGTAAATAATTTGAAATGAATCCTCGTATCCTCGATCATACACATCGTCTTACCACCACCTGTCGGTACGATCACCTGACCCTTATGGTGGTTCAGCATGGCATGAAGAGCATCTTTCTGGTGAGGACGCAGAGTGATGGTCATGTGTGCTTGAATCAATAAAGACATTATAGCAGAAAACCGCCTACTGATGAACTCAGCAGACGGTTCTCTAAGTGGCTTATACTGCAATCTTCAACCCAGACAAAGGTAGTCTACATAGATTTTGACATTGTGTCAAGCCTTTTTATTTCCGAAGAAAGATGTGATAGAATATCTACCATAACCATCATAATAGTCTGAGTCTTCTATTTTAACCTTTGACACTCCATGTTCTACCCATCCTGGCATCATGATAAGTGAATTATTTGGACATTCAAATTTATAGTCATACTTTGGAAAAATTAAATCACCACCACTAAACTTTTTGGGTTCTTTGTGAAAATATGAAAAGGCAAGAAACTGCATAGATTTGTCAGTGTGCGGTTCATAATATTCATCATTATGATAATATCTGATTTTGGTACAATCCCAATTAGAATATAGTGCAATAGAGCAACAATCATGTGCCTGTGCAAAAGTTTCCAATACTGCACTATCAAACACTTTTCTATTTACGGTCAAAATGTTGGACAATGCTCTATGTTTATTTTCATAAATGTCATCTAGTAAAAGAGCATGTGAATTTGTTTTATCGACAATCCCACCAAAATCTTTTGCCTCTAACATTTTTCCTGGTTTAGTGTAGAAATTTAATTCTTCCCAAATTAAATCCAGTTCATCTTTATTGTAAAAATTATGAAAAATTACATGAGGAAATGGTTCAAAAAATACTTCAGCTTCGATATTTTCTATCATATTCTAGTAAAAACTCCAATACATCCATCATTTATTTCAACACCATAATGTTTATTCTCTAGTTTTGCATAGTCCCATCTACTTAATTTTTTCCCGTTTACGATAGGATTTCCATCAAAACATATCAACCAACTTTTATTATCACCTGTAAAAGATTCTGTTACTAATCTTCCATCCCAATCATGTTCACGTCTTAATGGATTGAATCCAACAATGTGAAAGTCTTCTGATCCATAATAAATTCTTTGTTTATAAAGATATTCTTTCGTATTTACTAGCACGTATGGACCATCTTCAAGATATTCTGATTCGTATGGAGCACCTAATTTGCCACTACCTTTTAATAGAATATGGTAAATTGTGTAATTATCTGGATATCCATCTAGAAAATAATCTCCAGCATCACCAATTTCTGAACATATTGTAAACTCTTCGCATTTTTTAAAAAATCTTTTAATAGTCATAAATCAATTCTCCTCATTTTAATTGGATATCTGGGCCTAGAAAAATACTTACCTTCTATAACTTTACCTACTAGATCTTTCAAGTTTATTTTATCAGAGCAAATAGATTCTGAAAAATTATATGAATTTGCTGGTCGTTCATTTATTTGACTTTCGACTATTGCTAATCCATATTTTCTAATTAGAGAGTCTGAGAAAAGATCTGGATCACTCATCTCCAAATCACGACAATTTATAGAGTATTCACTATAATGATCGATTGGAATGTTTGATTTTTCATCGCAAAATTTTACTTCAATTCTATTTTCATCAGGATAATATGCAACTATTTTAAATATCACCTTCATCTTGTATGACTCCCCATGATGTTGCTATGTATTTTGTTTCTCCTAAAGGAGGATTTCCTCTATGAGTATGTGTAAATGAGGCGGGAAACATAATAACATCTCCTGCTATTGCTTCCTCTCTTCTCTGTTGATATAAAAATTCTGTCTCACCACCCTCAAACTCATCATTCAAATATAATTGAACGACGAATTGTCTTGGTGCTACAGACAAAGCACCATTTTCATAATGCCACGCATGAAATCCTCCTCCTGGAGGTATTTTTTTTAATTTTAAATCATGCAATAAAAATTTTCTCTGTCCTAAGACACTAAATGCCTCTAGATATTCCTCCAAACATGGTTTAAATCCTGGAAATATCATCGAGGATAGTTTACTCGATCCTCCAAAATCGTAGTCATATGTGACGTTAATCGTTTTATGATCTTCTTTGTGCAAATTACTTTTGTCATATGACAAAATGTGATTATCTTCAAAAAAATTGATGTAATCTATTATTTCTTTACACTCTTTTTTTGAAAATGCACCACGATATCTTCTAATCAAATCAGACTCAAATGCCATAATAAAAAGTTTAGTTATCTTATTTATGAAACTCCACTAGCATTCGTAACTCCCCTAATTGTTCCGTTACCAATCACTGTTGGTATTTTGATGGCACTTGCTTTTCTTATAGCAGCACCATTTCCACCGGCAGATCCACCTTCACCTCCCGATTCTTCTCCACCCGAACCATTTCCTCCACCTTGTGCACCATTACCACTATTTCCACCATCACCACCCTTTCCACCTTTTGCTTCCTCATCATTATCTCCACCATTACCACCTGCTCCACGAGAATTGGTGCCACCGTCACCACCATTAGAACCATCAGAACCTTCTTCCCCACCATTACCACCTTCACCAGCAGGACTTCCTGCTCCACCACCTCCACCACCACCAGAGGCTTTTCTTCTACTTCCCTTATCATAATCATAGGCACCGCCCCCACCACCTCCACCACCAAAACCGGCAGAGATTAAACCATTATTATTGATGACTACCGGTGCTTCACCTTCTGATTCTTGTTCTATACCCAATCCACTGGTTCCAGTTTTTCCGTTTTTTCCACTGGCAGGACCATTAGCTCCATCACCACCATCACCACCGGCACCAAAAATTTTTCCACTACTACCAACATCAACTCTTAAAATGATATTAGAACCATAAGTTCCAGTTCTTAGTGCACATTTGCTAACAGAACTTTTGTTTGATTTAAATGTTGCATTAACATTAATAATAATTTTACTATTTGATTGTTTTTTACCTGTAAATCCACCAATAACAGTTACATTATTATTATTATATCTACTCTTAGCATTTACTGTAGTTCCTCCAAAACTGTGGCAATCCACAACATTATTAAGTCTTTTTTCGTAAAAATCACTAAACTTTATTTGTCCATTTTGTGGAATTCCATCATCCAGAGGTAAATCTGATAATGAACCTACACTTTGACTAACACGATATGCACCAAGATTTTTGCCTGGAGGAAGTCCAAACTCATTGGAAATCTCTGTAAATGATAATGGATTGGTTGGTGGATTACCGCCAGAGGATTTGATAGTCATATGTTATTAGAAGCAATCGTTCCAGGTTGTACCATTCCAAACTTGAAGTTTGTTGGTTTGTGTGTTGTAAATTGTAGCACCTGCCTCATCAGTACTTAATGCATTACCAGTAATATCAGTTAATGCATTTCTCTGAGTGGTTGTCAGTCTTGGTGGAATCATATAAGCAATAGTTGCCCTTGATGTGCCATTATCAGAAACATCAACTACACCTGACATATCAACAGCACATTTTGGTGTTGATGTCGGTCCAACAACTAAACCATGTCTTGCTTGAATGTCACCATTAACATCTAATTCCATATTGACGTTAATTGAATCAGTCCTAACACCAACGTTTCCAGATGAATCAACCATAAATCTATTAATATCAGATTCATTTACTGAGATTGAATCGGAGGATGCAATTGTTCCAATACCGATTCGACCAGAAATTTCTACATCTTTGAATGTAGAAATTCCACTTGCGGTGTTTACGTTACCATTTAATTGTGCTTCAGATACATCAAGAATGACAGAATTTGATGAATCTTGTACATCACCAACAAATACTGCACTTAAATTACCATCAATAGTAACATTACTACTAAAATGTGCATCACCATTAAAAGTAGAAATACCTTGAACATCCAATTTATGTGTTGGATTTGTAATACCAATTCCCAAATTACCGTCTTTGGTAAGAGACATTAACTGATCATTATTTGATCCTTTATGCCAAACATAATCTCCTACCGCAGCACTGGAATTATTAGCACTTAGATAGTAGTTAAAGTAACCTGTTCCATAATTGATTAAATCAAGTGATTGTGCAGTACTATATGGGAATCCGACAGCACCACCATATCTAAATTCTGCATTATTTGTGTTATCAGTTCCTGGTTCTCTGCCGACAGTTACACTTGCTGATGCAGTATCACTTGTAATCTGAAGTTCAGTAGCACCAGTTTCTCTCTGTTGGAATGTATTAGCAGGTATGTCAGTTCCAATACCAATAGAATCTGCAGAAAGAGATCCAGTTGTTGTTACGCCAAGAACAGTATTTGGTGATCCGGAAAGACCAGCAGCAGTTCCTGTTGTATTTTGATTAAGAGTAGGAACTCTTGCAGCATTAATTGTTCCGGTAGAAATATTGCTTGCATTTAAACTCGTTAATGACGCACCAGAAACTGTAGGAAGTGTTGTAGGAAAACGTGCATCTGGAATTGTCCCTGTGGATAAATCCGCAGCATCAAGATTTCCATCAAATGTTGTTGCAGTTACTACTCCGGAGTAAAAAGCACTTCCAGTATCACCAGTGAAAGATATTCCAGATCCTATTCTTAAATCATAATTAGTGTCTGAGGTAGTTCCTATACCTACACTAATAAATGTTGAAATTCCTGCTCCTCCATGCTCAAAAGTCCACCCGGCAGTGGCAATAGCTACAATGATACCACCATTGAAGGTGTTTGCAACCACATTTGTAGCAGTTATTTCACCCGCAGAAGCATCAAAAGAAATTGCATTTCCTACTTTAAGATCATCATAAAAAGTAGATACTCCAGTAACTCCCAGTGTTGTTATTGTTGCCAACCCAAGAATTCTTGCCCCACCATGAACATCTAATTTATTTGGTGCTTGTGGAGAAGATGTCCCTATCCCCACAAGACCAGCAGGATTTACTACAAAATTGTCATTATCAACTTGTAAACCATTCCTAAAGTTAAATGACTTGGGATAATTTGCCATTTTATATACTTTTTAGTTATTTAGTCTTTGTTCTAATGAATCGACCTTATCACTAAGTTCTTTAAT